CATTTTTATAATCTTAATCTAAAACAAAATTTTTAACTTTTAATGTATTTAATTCTTTTAAATATTGTGTTATATCAAACATTTCTAAAAATATATTGTTATTTTCTACTACAAAATTTTCTTCAATTCCTAAAGTATTAATACCGTCTATTACAAAAATTTGAGGTAAATTAAATAATTCGAGAATTTTATCAAGATTAATTTTATGACAAAATAAAGTTTTTCTTACACAATCAATTTTATATTTATTAATATAATAATTCCAATCTTGATTAAATCCTTTCTTGTATTCTAAATAAATTAGAATTACATAATATAAAGCTAAATAATAATAAATAGTTTTATATTGTAAATTAGATTTATTTCTAATGTTTTCTTCGTTAAATTGTGCAAGAACATTTTTTGTAGTTATTGCATTATATTTCAACTGAAAAGCTAAAATATAATTATCTAAATCTGTTGATTTAGTATTTACTCTATAAAACCACATTATTTTCCTGTACAATTAGAACATGAACCACACTTTCTGCTTTTACAATATTCTTTAAACTTATCTAAGAATTGTTTTAAGTTAAAGATTTCTTCAAGTTTATCTGCATCAATAATTTCATAGATATAATTAAAATTATACTCTGTATTTAACAGGCTAAAATAAGCATGTGCATTAATAACTAAAGAATTAAATTCATAAACTTTTTCACAAATATTTGAACAACTTTCCTCTTTTGTAGGACAAAGAATATTTGTAACTAATTCGGTTAAGCAATTAATTAAATTACAATAATTAAGTAAAATAAAATAACTATCTACACCTAAACGAGTAACTTTTATTTTATAAATATTATCTTCTGAGAAACTAAGTATAGCGTATGAAAGAGATAATAATTGACTATCTTCTACTCCAATTACTTCCCATTCTTTTTTATTATTTAAACTATAAACCGTATAATTTATATAATCAAAAGTTAAATTTTCTAATTTAAAAACATTACAACTTACAGGATTTAGTTCTACAAAATTAGAACCTCTTATAGCTTCATTTCTAGTAGTTATTATAATAGGTAAAAGTTCGATTACACTTGCAATATCCCAATTTATTGAACCCCCGTTATAATTAAAAATAGTACCTTCAAAATTATCTGCTGCACCTGCTAATGTAAAATCTGCGGCATTAGATGTCTTATTGATTATATACCATTTACCGTCTTGAAGTTGTGTATTAGTATATTGACTACCTAATAAACCATTTTGTTCTAATTTTATAATAACAATATAATCGCCTTTAAATGGAAGTGTACACGTGAACCTATAATTTGCTGGATTATAAATAAAAGGGAAATCAATCTTGGTATTAATATAATATTCTTTTGAATCAACTAAAGTACCGTTGATATTGAATAACTGATAAGATAACGTAAAACAATCGTTTGCATAAGCCTTTCGGTTAAGGCGGTTATAAATATGTAATTTATCAAAGTCAATTTGAGTTTCTACCGTAGTTACTCCAGCAACTGAATTAGTAATTACATCGTTAATCGTTGTAGAAATGTTACAACTAATACCTACATTCAAAGAACAAATATCTTTGTATAAAGGCAAATTTGCAGTTGTTTCGCAAATATTTCCATTAATTTCAACTCTTTGTTTTATTACTAAATCGTTATCAGCGCAAATAAAACCGTCAGGAGAAGCTAATAAAAGATTATTAGCATCATCTGTATAAGTAATATTTCCTTGTGTAGAACTTAAATTATAAATTCTAACTTGATTTGTAAACGGTTTTCTAAAAGCAATAAACTTAGAATAAGGTAATGTTTGAACGCCATTAACAAAACTTGCATTGTTATCTGCAATTAAATGAAAATCTAGTTCAATGTTATCTTGCACAGGAGGAACTTCATCTTGATTATTTCCAATATCATAATCATAACAAGTAAAAGACTTTTCAAAAGGTCTTAAATTACTTCCACTAAATTTGAAATAAAAATTTCTTTCAGTATATGACGGAACTTCTCCTAAATTATTCTCATTAATTATTAAAGCATAAGAATAACCAAAAAGTGTTGTAGTTTTAACTAAAACAGCTACACCATTCGGTAAAGGTACAGTGATTAATCCAATAGGAATACTACTTAAATTAAGTGTATTTAAAATAGTAGTATTATCTATCTTGATAATAGCTTCTATATTACTATTACCTAAATCTGTAACATCATTCGGTAAACCGCAAATAATATAATTATCCGCTATGTCTGCAATAGGACTCCCTATTTTAAATCTAAGTACCATTTAAGTTTTTTTAAAAAGGTAAGCGGATAAACCGCTTACCTATTAACCAATAAAAACAACTAAATCACAAAACCAAATGTAATATTAAGCTCCTGTTTCTTCAGAATCCACAGTACCAAAAGCAGCAGCTAAAATTGTAGTAATAGTTGCAATAGGTACAGTAGCACTTCCTTGCGGTACAGCTATAATAGTTGTAAAAGGTGCATTATGTGGTACTCCCGGAGAAGACCGAAGACGATTATTAACCCAGGTAATAGTCCAAACATCGTAGTTTGTACCGGGTGTAAGTGTACTACGACCTGTCCAATAAGCATCTTGCAACCAAGAACGATTTTCATGTCCTTCTGAACTTTCTGCAAGTTTAGCTAATTCAGCAATTTGCGCATAAGTACCGTTACCGTTAACAATTTGTACTGAACTACTAGTTGCTTCTCCATTAGCATATACAGTTGCATTTGCCAAAATACCGTCCAAAGCTACTTGAATACGTTCATTATCATATAATGACGTTAAACTAAAACCTGTACCAGAATTTAATACAGCCGAAGTTACGCGACTATCAGCATCAGCTACAATCTTTGCCACTAAACGGGTTATAATTGCAGCTCCCGTATCTCCAACTCGTACCATTTCGCTGTAACTTCTGCGAGTTGGTGTTAATGTTCCTTTTTTATTAATTATAACACGAAGAATTGCTTCTTGTCTTTCTACAAGTGTTGGTAAATTTAACGCACCAATAGCTGCATTCTGTCCTACTTGAACTACGTGTCTAACAGCAGCACGATAAGCTAAAAATTGTACATCCGCAGTTTCTCTATCCATTGCTCCAGATTGAATTGGATTTTTTGTTAAATCTCCAAAACCTACTGATGCAAATATTTTTTTAGTATTTGGTTGCGCAGCTAAAGTTGCGGTTGCTCCTGCTGCTGTTAATACTCGTCCATCTTCCGTATAAAAAGCAATACCTCCATCAACTAGAGCATTACCATCCACAAATGCGTTACCCACTGTACCTCCTCCAATTTTGGAGGCGTAAGCTACGTCTTTTGCAACTAAAACTTTTAAAGCACTCATATATTTATTTATTTAATTTGTAAATCTCTTTTTAGTATTTCGTAATTTGCGGGAGTTAAAACAGTGGCAGCAATACTTATTGCTGCTTCTAAAACTTTATAATGCACATTAGGGTTTAATTCACAACTTATATTTGCAAATATATTATTTATTTGTGGCATACGCAAATATGTCATTTTTAATTCTTTAGGAATCAAAAGTTTATCAGTAAAAATTTTAAGTAATCCTTTTTCAATAGTTACTCTAATACCTTCTTTTTGACTTTTATAAAAAGGAGTTTTTAATAATTTGTCTATAATGGTAGAAGAAGTAACAATAGTACTTACATCTTCTGTCGGTAAATCATCAATAGGATTAACTACTGTAAAATTTTTATTAACAAAATTTGTATCTGTGCCTGTAATATCAACGTATGTATTTGATAAATTTGAAAATTTAACTAATTTAATATTAGTATAATTCAGATTATCAGAAGTAAAAAATAAATTGTTAGATAAATAAACTCCATAACAATGTTCGTATCTTACTTTAATATCTGAAACTCTTTGATTAAAATCATTAATAAAATAATAAAGTAAATCAAAATTAGCTTCTTCACTATAAATATTTTTTTCAAGAGTACTTTTATAAATTAAAGTTTCTGTTCCTGTATTATCTTTAACTACTACTCCAAATATATCTATATTTGCGGATGGTTTACTTGCAGTTCCTCCTATTTTATAATATACAGGAGCAACTTTACTTATCTTATTTTCAAGATTTATTTTAATCTCTTTGTTACAATTTGTATAAATTATAACTTTACTTCTAATATGATGTTTATAATTAGAAGGTAAAGGAACAAAATAAACATTATCGTCAAACGTATCTTTATATACAGGCGAACTAAAGGAAGTTTTGAGTTCTTCTAATTCGTCTATACGAATTTGTCCAAACTCAAAACCTTTTTTAGTTACATTTAATTCTTCTGCTATTCTGTCGTCTATATACTTTAAAGTTCCATTATAAATTAAAATATCTTTCTTTTCGCTACCAAGACCTGCAAAAATTTTTGCACCCATTCTATCAGAAACAATATCTAAATTTATATGAAATTCTTGTATTGTCATTCTTTAACGACTTTATTTTTTATCTTTTGTTTCGCTTTAATTGTATTTAAGATATTCGTATTTCGAGGTTCTTTAGAAGTTAAAAATACAATAGTTTCGTCTATTGAATTACCTAAAAGATCGTTATCTCCAAAATAAATTACATCTGTATTTTCAATTCGTCTTAAATCTCCATTAATAATAGCTCCTTCAATTAAAGACTTCATTTCAAATTTAGAGTCGTTTACAATACGAATAAAATCATAAGGTTTTTCTGTTACAATTTTATTTACTTCAAGTAATTTTTCAGTTAAACTTAAATGTCGTGGAGGAATATCAAATTGATATAAAATACCATCAATAATAGTTTCATTTTCTCCGATTTCCATTGACTTAGCAAAAGCTTTTTGTTTTGCTTTAAGAAGCTTAGTTTCTTTTTTAAGTTTTTCACTTTTACTTGTAATATACATAGTAATATTAGGACTTTTATATATATCCTCTTCTTTGTTTGCTATTTTATTATATACTAAAGCATATCGAAAAAGTATATAATTTGTTACGTTTATTGGATTACCAAATTTTTGATTTGATTTTAAAATATCAACATATTCAGTAAAATCATCTGCGGCTTTTTCCGCTTTCGCTGCAATTTCATCTGATGGATAAGAAAAACCAATTTCGAGTTCTAGTCCAATATCTCCTTGAGGTACTCTAGCTCGCATATTAGCCCAATAATTTTTAGTTTCTTTATTCCAATCTTGACTTTTAGGATTAACTCCTATGATATCTTTTAAATATCTTTCTTCTTCTTCTTGGTTTAAACCTCTTAAAACATCATTACCTTTTAATGAAGCTCCGATATAAACGTTAAAATCTACAATACTTTCTTTCGCTTCTTTATTAGAAAAACGATGTAAGTTTGCAATAGGTATATGTTTAATATACACTTTTTCTGATACTTCTTTCATATTTATTATTTATTTATTTATTTTATTGTTTTAAAAAGTAGTAGGCTATTAGCCTACTACTTGTAACATTATAATATTATTTTAATTAACTCAAATCACATGTTAAACGGAAACAGTTTGTTGGTCTGTTAATATTAACTCCTTTAGCACTTAAAAAGTGCATAGACGCTTGATCTACTTCATCTGCGATTAAGTTACTTTGGTCACTACCAGCCCAATCATCTGGAATTGTAGCCATACCTTTAAGTAATCCTGTACGCATTGCACGTCCTTTTTCAGTAACCATTTGAATATTCTTAACTCCACCATAAGTAGATTGATCTAGAAAAACCATTTCATAAGAAGTCAAAGGCAATCCTGTTACAGGATGTGGAGGAGCATTTTCAGCAGCACCACCACTATCAAATAAAGAATTATGTTTTACTGTTACAACGTGACCGTCTATATGTTTGTATTGAGTAAAGAATCCACCCAAAGATAAATTCCGTCCTGCACCACTTACAAATAGATTATCTGAAATAACACTAAAACCAAGTCCTTTTAAATCTTCTTTCATGGCTTCGTCAAAACTTTCTAGACCACCTAAACCTGTATAAAGAACAATATCCATTTTAGCGTCTGCTGAATCAGTTGTCTGAAACATTACGTCACGTACTGTATTTTTTAACTTTTTTGCAGTTAAAAACCCGTAAGTATCGTTATTAGGAATTTGATCTAAAATTCCTGCACCAATAGGAATCGGTAATTCACTATCTTCGTCTGTTAATGAAATACTTCCATCAGCTTGACGATTATAGAGAGAATACCAATAATGTTCTTCACAAGAACGTTTCCACTCTAATTGATGTTGCCACATTTCAAAAGGCATCCAATAAGATGTTTGTTTTCCATCTATATTAAATACACATTCTACTTCTTTCTTAGCAATATTTCCACCCCAACGCATAGATTTTCTTAAAATAGAAATCTGGTTTTTCATTTTACCGGGAGTTTGAATATTACTAGCATTTCCTTTAGAAAAAGATTGACTAACAGGAGCACCACCACTCATTGACCAACGAGTTTGTGGTAAAAGTTCTGTTAAAGGAACAAAAGCTGTAGCATTACCTTGAACCATTCGTAATTTATAACGATAATTAACTCCATAAGGTTGTGGTTTACCTTGAATACGTAATTGTATTCCGCGTGGAGAACGAATAATATGTTGTTCTTTTAGCCAATTAGTTTCAAAAACCACATAAATAGGTGTATTACCTAAACCTGGTTTATCTGAACCACTATAATTATGACTAATAATAGCATCACTCCGTTTTAATCGTCTAATTACATCGTGCTCATACTCAATCGTACTTACTTCAATCGGTTTAACTCCACCTACTTGTCCTTCTGTTAAAAAGGTTAACGGAAAATCTGTTGAATCTCTACCTTGTAAAAATGTCAAAACAGGATTTATTTTGTCTGGACGTTTTTGAAGGTATCGTGTCAAAGTTTCCTCATTTGTATAACCACGACCATCATAATTATCGTGTATTACAACTCTTGCTGAATTACTTGCCATACTTTATATTTATTAAATTGTTATTGTTATTTGAAAAGGCTTTCTAAAGATAAGCCATCAGCAACTTTAACATTAGTTTTATCTGATTGATTTATTGTACTGCCGTTTGTTAAATCTTTAGTAGTTTTATTAGATAATCTACTTCTTAAATTCTGTACTTTTTGAGTAATTGCTATATTATTAATTAGTGTTTTTAAATCAAACTTTTTATAACGAAGAAAATCTATAACTAAACTTGTTTCTAAATCTTCATTTGTTTCGTCAATTACCGCTTGAGTTTCTCCTTTAGTATTTAAAGGTTTTCCAATATAATTATAAAACTTTTCTCTATCTTCTGCGGGAATTAAAAAATTTTTAATTACACCTTTTTTAATTACCGCTGTTTCAATTGCATCCCAAGTTTCTTTTTGTTTGGCTTCGTAAGCTAAAGCTTGTGCTTTTAATTGAGCCTTTGTTATTTCTTCTGCATCTTCTTGTAATTTAACTAAATCTTGTAAAGCTTCTTTTGCTTCTATTTCAAGATCACCTCCAGCAACAATTTGTTCTGTAAAGCGTTTAGCTTTTTCTTCACTAAATCCTTTATTTTTAAAATTAGCTGTTATAATTTCGAGTTTTCTTTCTTTTGGTGTATCTTTAGTTATTTCAATACTTTTCCAATCGGGTGCAGTAAATTTGCGAAAGTTTTCAGTAGTACCTCCGTTTAATTGATGCTGTAAAAATTCTTTAGCATCGGGAAAACGCTCAAGCAATTCATTGTTTTCTTTTTTAGCTAAAAATTTTCCATACTCTTGCGCACAAGTAATTAAATCTTCTGGTGTATCTTCAAAAACTAAAGGATTACCATTTGCATCTAAAGGAATAAATCCAGATTTAGTTATAAATTCTTCTATAACACCGATTTCAGGAACTTCAGTTGCTAAAGCATCTAATTCTTCTTTTGTTTTAAAAATATCCCCTGCATCACTTACTGCATTTCCTTTATCATCCAGTTTATAATTAACACCATCTATATCAACTGTAGTTGATGCAGCTTCTTTAATTACTTCAGAAGAATTTTCATCTGTTTTTACTCCTGGAGTTGTTCCAGGAGGTACTTCAGTTATAACTGAATTTTCTTCTTTAATTTCAGTTTTGTTAAAATCCTCTGAACTTAAATTAAAAGGTAAACCTATATCACCTCCGTCAGTTTCGCCTGTTTTTGTTACTGTTGTAATGTTTAAATCTTCTGTTACCATAATCAAATGTAATTAGAATTTTACTTATATTTATTTATTTATTTATTCAAATTTTTTTTATACTAAAAAAGTATTTATTTTATTTCTTCTTATTCTGTCTTGCTATCTTTTCCTGTGATTTTGTTTTCATTAACTCAAGAAAGTTTTTAGTCTTATCTTGTTGTGTCTTTTGACTCAATTCTCTTTCTTTAAGATTATGTGTTTTATTAAATTTTTCTCTTTCAAATTGCATTTCTTCAATTTTTTGAGCATCCTCTGCACCATTCATTCCTTTATCATAACCAAGAACAGTAGCATCTGCATCTATAAGTTTACCGTTAATTATAGTATCGTTATAATCTTCAGCTATTTTTTCTTTAGAATCTCTATCAGCTTGTGCATTATCATTAATCATTTGCTGTATTTTTTCTTGACTATCAGTAATTTGTTTTTGTTTTTGCATTTCATATTCTTGTGTAGCTACTTTTGCGTCCTTAATATATTTTTTAATTTTAGCAAAATTATTAGAATCAATAATTTCAGCAACTACATCTTCACCTACACCACCTTTTTGTGCAAGACCAAAAGCATAATCTTTTAATAGTTTTAATTTTTCAGCTTCTTCTCTTGATTTAACGGCAAATACACCAAAATTAGAAGACATAAATTTAATTAAATCTTCTTCTTGTTCTATATCTAATATTTTTTGTTCCATATCACTATTTAAATAGTGTGCCTTCTTACCATTAACCCAAGCATATCTAGCATAGTCTAATAATCCATTAGCATCTTTTTCAACAAGTTTGTTAAACTGTCTATCATCCTCTGCCGATATAAGAGAACTACGGAACAATGCTTGCTCATTAACTCCTTTACCATCGCTCGCATATGTTTCTCCAAAACGCTGTCTATTGAAACCAATAGCATCCCAATATTCTTGTTTAATACTATTGATAACATTAGTTAATGATTCTACAAAAGAACCTAAACTTAAATCAAGTTGTTTTAATCCGTTTATAACGGAAGCAAAATTAGGTTTAGTATCGTCTATTGGCATTACACTATGATTATCTAAAAAACTCATAAACTTATCAATAGGATCAACACCATTTTTACCAAATTCAGCGGGAATTAAACCAATAGGTAACATTAAAATTTTATCTCGACTTTTATTAATAACCTTTTCTCGGTTATAATGATAAATATTAACTAAGCATTGATAAACTAATCCTTCTTTAACTAGAGAAGCAACAGCACCTAGTTTACTTGTTTTAACAAGTCCGTTATAACATAACTTATTTAAAGATAAATTATTTATATCATTTCGTTGTTCTGCACCTGCACCGTAACCAAAATATACTTTATCATCAAATTCTAAAACTTCGTGCCATTCTGAAATCCAATCCCATTCAATTTCAATATCTCCAGCTTCGGGATTAAATTCATAATTTTCATCTACATCTCTTTCTTGCATTTGTCCTAAGTTATCTATATATTTTAAATAACCTATTTTAGTTTGACTTTGCCAAACAATATGATAAATCCAAATATTTCCGTTTTGTTTTTCTGCTATATTGTATGTATCGTAATTTTTAATATTTTCTGTTTGGTCTATATATTGAAAAGCAGTACCAAAATAATCACTTACATTTTTTGCCTTTTCTTCTAAATATTGTAAATCTTCTTTCTCAAGTAAATGCCGAAATCTATCTTTAATTTCATTAATAGCAAAAGCATATCTAACTACTACAGCTGGACTATCTTCAAGATACTTACTTGTTTGTGTTTTATAATACCAAATATTAAAAGGATCTACCCGTTGTAATGTAACATTTCCAAAACTTGTATTTTTATAAGTAAAAGCTCTACCAAAATAAAGCCAATCATTATATAAATCCATATACTTATCTTCTAAGTCTTGGTCAAACTTTATATAATCCAAAGCGTCTTGACCAAAAATAGCTCTTTTGTCCTTAAAAGATTCGCTATGTTGTTTTGCTATTTCTTCATAAGATGGTACTTCTTTGCTTTCAACACCTGTATTTAAACCTGCCGCATTTAAAAAATTAACAGCGTCTTGTGTCATCGCAGCTATAATCTTTTTATTTAACTCTTTATTAAATGTATTATCTTCATCACTATTTAATGCTATACATAAAAGATTAAATGGACTTGCAGTTCTTTCACCTAAACGTGCATTAATAACAGGTTTAATTATATTAATATTTTTTAAAGTAGCTGGACGAGAAGTTAATAATGTTTCGTCTTCAACTCCGTAAGGATTTAAAACAGCTTCATAGTCTTCATCTATTAATTCACCGTCTGCAACTCTCGCTAATTGTCTTAATTCATTATAAGAATTATCTCCAAAATTTGCAAGTCCTTTCCAATACTTTGCATTAGCGATATAAAACTCTTTATCCTTTTTGCTCTTTTGTTCTGGATATATATTCATCTTCTAATTAAAGATTTTTTTTCAAATACTCTATTAAAGAAATTAGATTGTTTCAAAACTTGTGGAGAATTAATACCTACCATTTTATCTAATAGTTCATGTATATCAAACATACCTACTATTAAAGCTGAAACCCTATCGAAATTACCTTTTAACGACCATTTTTGCAATTCACGCAAAGTAGGTAAATCATTTATATAATGTAAATTATAAATTTTATTATCATTTTCATCAAAACCTCTAGGTGTATAAAGCCAATCTTTTAAATATACTGCACCTGCACCTTTTCGTTGAAGATTAGAACCAATACTAACACCATAACCTCTTCCCGATTTTGTAGCTGCAAGTTCTTTTTTCCAATTAAAATCGGGTTCAGATACTAATCTATGTAATTGTTTCATACGTTTAAAGTAAGGTTTAACATCACCTCTGTCATTTTCAAACATACACATTCCATTACAATACAATGTAGTAAATAGTAATTGTTCATTATATTCATCTAAGGAACTAGGTCGACCTATATAAGCACCTATTAAAATATCTCCTCTAGTAGGTGTAAAATTATTAGCCCTTTCATATACAAAAGTTGCACCCAAAGAATCTTTTAAACTAATAAATTCTTTATTTTTATCAAAAGCGAATGGATCATTCCAAACTCTATAAAGATTAGATGGAATTAAACCTGTTGCTGGATCTCTATATGGTGCATGCCATTCAACATAACAGCCACTAGTATCAATACCTCTTTGAACGGGAAATTGAACAGGTTCGTGTATTAAGTGAGAAAGACCTCTTTCTTTTAGATTATAATTATCTAAAAATACAATACCCTTTTGTGTTTCTAAAAATCTACCATTTCGTGCAATGTCTTTTAATAATTGATTATTTTGAACTTTAATAATATGTTCGTCTAAAACAATACTACTGAAAATATTTTCAGTGGTTCTTAAAAAAGATTCACTCGGTTTATTTGCTCTTTGACCTCGCCATATATTAAATGAATTTATATCGTGTGCTACAGTCTTTTGTTTTTCTCCATTTTCGTCTGAAGATTTTTGAGCCGCAATTAAATCACTATTTCCATCTTTATCTATAAAAGGTTCAAGGTTTTGAATATGTGGAAAAAAGAAACCTGAACTAGTACCCCTTGAACCATCATCCCAAACGTTATCAAAAGCTAAACAATTATATTTATCGGGATGATAAAAAACTGCTTCAGCTGCTTCCCAGTTTGCATCTTTAGTTCCACCTGTTCCAAACATAGTAATCATACCTGTTACAAGAGAACCAGCTTCTACTGTACTTAACGTAATATCTAAAAAAGATAAAAGGTTTGGAGCTTTTCCAATCTCTTCTACTTTAATTTGAAAACCATCTTTACCTGCGGCACAATCTGGATTATTACCAAAACTTAAAGCAAGTATTTTACTTCGGAATCCAGCATCTATATCTGTACCTTCTTCTTTATAACCAAGAGTAACATTTTCATCTGTTCTCTTTAAAAAACCTCTATTAAAATCTGTATTTAATTCTATAAAATCTAAATAGTTTCGAGCCATATTAAAAATCTGGTCACCTTTATTTAGATACTTAAAATCATAAGCGGTTAAAAGAACTGTTTTGAAAGGATTCATATTTACAGTAATAGCTGCATCAAATCCTTCTTTGTAAGAAAACCCTTTTCTTCGGGCTTTCATTCCTATTATATTTAAACCGTTTTCTTCAGCCCATTGTTTTGCAGTAAACCAATGGTAATCTCCATCCCAAAAATCTGGAAAGGAAACAACTTTAGTTGCAGCTTTAGTTTGTTTCTTTGTTAATTTAACTACACCATCTAAATCTTCTAAGTTTTCTACTTTTAAGATTTGACCGTAATTTAAATAGCTGTAATGTTTGCCTGTAATATGAACATCTTGCAAGCGTTGATTGCCTTCTTCGTCTGTATAAAGACAACCCGGAATATGTATTCCATTTAATATTCTATCTTCTTCTATATCCCAAAACTCCTTATGTTCTTTAGAACCACGAGGAGCTTTGGTATAGAAGCCATGTTTTAAAAAGTGTCGGGCACTCTCTGTTATTAAACTTGTATTAACAAATTTTATATCATCATTAACATAAAGACCCGCAGTAGTTAAACCCATTATTTTTTAATACTTTCTTCTTCTGCTTTATTGTTTAATTTATTTATAATCTCTTTAATTTCCTTATGGAGTTTCAAACTATCAGTTGCTTTTGCTTTAATATACTCACAAGGAAATATAAAATAATATTTTTCTTTATTATTCTCTCTCCAATTAAAAAAATACTTATTCGGATTTTCATCTAAAACAACACTTACATATTCTCCAGTTTGAATATTCATTCCTGCTAAAATAAGATTAACTTCTGAACCTACAGCTAAAACCATTAAAGGATATTTAGTTAATTCTTTTTTTTCTCTTTCTAATTGCAAATGTGTTTTAATTATACCAGAAAGCGTTTTTTTACTTTGAAGTGGAACTTCGCAAACAATATCCGTAGGTCTAGGAATAAAACCTAATTTATAATCTATACCAATTGCTACTTCTCGATTTATGTATTCGTTAAGTATTTCTAATTCTTTTACTTCATCCTCTTTAGCTTTTTCTCTTAAATCTGTTTCAAGACGTTCCAAATAAACGTTATGAATCTTTGATAAATTATTAGTTTGTTTCATTTATATATTGTTTTAAATAATTTGATAGTTGTTTAGATAATCTATTTTCAGTTGTAAGAAATGAATTTAAATCTGAAAAATTAGATATAAAGCAAATTTCTACAATAAAATTTTCACAATTTAATTTATTTAACCAACCTAGTTTTGTATGGTGTGAATCTAATTCGGTTTTAATACCACGATCTTTTATACCTAATGTAACAGAAATAATATGTGCTATATCGCTACCTATTTGCTTTTCTAATTTACTTGCTTGTTGTGGTATTAGAACTTCTGTACCTGTAGCTAAAGTACTTGAAGAAGAATTAAAATGAAATTCAATTGCAATATCATTAGCAGAAACAAGACTTTTAAAAAATCTTAAAGAATTAGCTAATACAGAATCATCCCTATCTACAACTGCTTTTACTCCAATTTCGTTTAAATCATTACAAAGTTTTTTACGAAAATTTGCAGTTAAATCTCCTTCAATATAAGTACCAGAAGAACTAACTGCACCTCTATCAGGTTGTACTATATTTTTAGTATTGCCATTAGCATCTCTTAGAGTACAACTATGACCAGCACTAATAATTAATTTTCTCATATTAATGAATCATTTTCAATTTCATCTGATTTATCTAAAAATATTTTATTAGCTAATAAACATATTTCCTGTAAAACTTGTTTTGGATTATTTTGTAATCTACATTCAGTAGTAATTATTGCTAATGCCGCTATTAAAGCTTTTCCTTCTTTACAAGTTAAATCCACATCACCTAAATCCGTAAAATTTACTGCTGCTTTTCCCATATTAATCTATGCTTAACTCTTGATTATTATTATTTTTATATTGCAATAATTTTATTGCCGCCTCTCTCATATATTGTATATTATAAGGTAGTATATAACTTGGATGAATATGCCAAAGAGTTAATTCTACACAAGTTAATCCAACCGTTTCCGCTAAATACGCATATAAACTTAATTGCAACGTATAAACATTTCCCTTGCAATCTTGTATATAATTTAAAGGTTTTAAAAACCTTTTATCTTGTTCTACCCAAATATCAGTTTTAATACCATTATTCTTTTTAAAATAACCACTTGTAAATTTAAGATCATCTTTATTAGTTTTCCAATCTTTAATTTTTAATTTATTACCTTTAATTAAAGGTAAATCAATTAATCCGGCTATACTATAAACTAGATTATATACAAGTATTTCAGAATAAATATTCCAACCATTTTCTATTTCTTTAATTAAATCCTCATAAATTTCAGGATATTTCTTTTCAAGTGGTGTATTTTTTAAATCTTTTCTTGTTACAATATTCCCATTTAAACAGTTTATAATATCACGTTTAGAGAAGTTAGCTGTACCACTGCCTTTAGTAGAAAGTGTCGTTGTACTTTCTTCTAGTTCATCGTGAATATCGTTACCTCTTTTTAAAGAAACGTTCTTAATATTTTCCCATTGATTTCTCCAATATTCTGGAGTCCTTCCATGTTTTTTTGCATACTTAACTGATTCTTCGTAAGTATTAAAAGGAATTTTAATTGTATCTATTTTTTGTGTTACACTCGTTAAAATTTCTCCCGTATCCCTACGTTTATATCTATGAGTGTCAGCATCAAAATCTATAATTGTTCTTGTTGAATCAAATAATGTCATTTTCTTTTTCCTTTCATATTATTAGGATCTGCTCTTGAACCTATAATTTTACCGCCTTTAGCTAAAGCAGTTTCTATTCTTTCTTTTTGAATTAATTCGATTAAATCATCTGAATCTTTTTGAGCTTTCTTTATACTACTTTGAGTAACTAAAAGTGTATTAATATTTCCAAGTATTTCATTTATTTTAGCTACAGGAACTTCTTCCATTTTAGATGTAGTGTCTAATTGCTTTTTTAAATTAGCATTTAATATAGTAACTATTTCATTACTAATTCTAATTCCTTCTTGTAAATTTATTTGCGTTTCAATAGAAGGAGTTATAAAACCTTGTATTTTCATAAAAGCTGTTTTAGCTTCTTCTACTTTTGTAATCCAATTATCTATAAAAGTAATTTTACCAGAAACTTTTTTAACTTTATCATAAGTTTCGGGTTCTAATCCAGCTAGTTTCATTGCAGGTTCATGTCTATCTTTTATCGGCAAATTCCAAAAAGGATTTCTTTGCGTAAATTCGCAACAATAAAAAACATAGTTTAAAACAGCTAATGCAAATTTCTTTCTTCTTCCATCTGCATCTCCAATAGAACCACCTCTATCAGAACTAATTATTTCAGCAAATTCAGGAATAGCTTTTATAAATTGTAAATCAGGAACAAGTTCAAAACCTTCTTTATAAAATATCATTTCTTAAATATTATAAGTTTAGTCATACTTTTATTTTCTTTAACTGCTCTTTGTTCTCCTTTAATATATTCAATACTATCTTTTCTTAAAGCCCTATTAACATCAACTAGAGTTCCTCCTTGTTTTAAAATTGTTTCTTTAATATTTTGTTTATGCTCTTTTAAATCTTTAATATTTTTCCAAGAACCAAAATATTTATTTAAAACATTTTCATTCTTTTCAAATAATTCTCTATTTATTTTATATTGATGATTAATAATTTCATTAACAATACTAGTGGAAAGTTCTACTTCGTTTACTTTTAAAACACTTTTAACAATTTTATTTATTACTTCTTTTCTTATATTATCTTCTTCTTTCATGTAAACAAAATTAATAAATTTTTTTATATATCCATAATAATTATAAAATAATACTTATTTTTACAAGAAAAAATATGTCAGATTACATTTTAATTTTTTACTTCTCTTTAATTGGATTAATTCTACCTTTATTTATTATAACACTTAAATGGTTAGTTGCTCCAAATGAAAAATGGAAACTATGTCCTTATAGATTTTATAAATATGAATATACATATTTTGTAAGTTTTATAGCTTATATGACAACACCGTTAGGAGCATGTATGTATTTAGTGGGGAGTTTACTTTGGTTAATACCATTTTGGATTTTAAAATAAAAAATTTTTTAAAAAATTTATTGGATTTAATTAAGATGGGTGCTATCCACCCTCGCCAACACCCCCTACTCAATATTGGAATCGAATATCCGGTCACGCACGAATACGGTAATTCCAAGATACATATTTACATATAATTCATAATGCAATGAATAAAATTAAAATCAATTCACAAATTCTTGCGATTGCACTAAAACCAGCTTCCATGCAGGTAGCAACGCAAAATGCAGACGGTAAAACATCTCGCATCAACACACATCGTATTTATCTAAAAGCAGATAAATCTTTTACTGTTCTTGACAGAGCTTTAGAAGGTTTAACTAACAGTAAAGGTAATCAAATTACCGCTTTTGGATATAATCCAACACGTAATGAATACGTATTCGATTGCGATGAAACAACACTGTTTGCCATGTCATCCAGAACTGGTTTAACGGTTGATAACTTTGTAATTGCCGCAAAAAACATTCCATTTTCCGCTGACGTAGAAGTACGTGAAGTTGGTGATGAAATAGTTGGACGTAACGGTGAAGCAATTGTTATCAAACAGAATCATGCTTCGATTACTAATGTAGAAGTTGGTACACTTCAAGTACTATCTCCTGCACAATTGCAAATCATGGAATTAAACCAAAAGGCTAAAATCCATTTTGATTTACAACGTGCAGCATTAGCAGTTCCTGAAAAGCGTATTGACCTTAATTCATTTGATGATCTCGAAGAAGCTCCTGAAACAAAGGAAGAAGCTAAATTCGATACATCTTCTGTTGTTCGTACAGCCGGAATGACCGATGCAGCATATCGCAAAGCAGTTCAAACAGCTCGACATGCTTGGGAAGCTAAACAAACTGTAATTAGCGAATAATGAATTAATCAAGTAGTAGGCGTGACTACTACTTGATTATTTTTTGCTATTCGTGTTACTCTCGTGCTTACTCGTGCTTACTCGTGCTTTATCACTTAATCTTCTTACACATGCAACCAAGCGCAAAAAATAAACAACTTCAAATTAAATATACAGTTTATCCACCTGAACGTATAACTTACAACGAATTATTTAACTATATTCATAACCAACTAAAATCAAAACAAAATGACAACATTTCAAGTACTCCAATTAGAAGAGAATCAAGTTCAACTAATTATTACAACAGATGAAAATAAATCTGTTCTTAAAAAACGTTCTATTCAGGCTTATTTGGCAAAACATAATTATAGTGTAAAAAAGATAATTATGAAACCAGTTGAAAGACTACAGAAGGTGTAATAGTGGATTTTGAGTTTTAGAAGTGTAAATAGAAGAAGAAAAAGATTTAATTGATGCTGATGATGGTAAAGAAGCTGCTTATGCAGTAGGAACTCTCATATATTTTCAAACTCAATATCAAATAAATCATTTTCTTCCTATTTATATCCAATTTTTTACAAACATCAATCTTTCTAATAACTCTAACATCATTTCAATTAAAACTTCTAATATCATTTTAATCTAAACAAACACACCTATAATCCATTAAATCCCACATTTCAAACATTTCAAAACAATTTTCCAAACATTTCAAATCATTTCAAAACAAGCACAAATAAATGAAAAAACTAAACACAATTCAAAAAACATTTCTTTATCCAACTATGATAACTCTTATTATAATGTTAATTACATTACTTAATTGGTTACTAACCGCTTTCTTTTCTTTAGTGTTTAAAACAACAATAACTAATGTAGCACTTAGTCCAATTATACTAATTTATATTTGTAGTGGAATAGGTGCATTATACCTGTGTGTAAATTGCAGTCTATACATAGACGAAGAACTTTAATCTCAAAACTAAAACCTTCAAGTAATTATGTTAGCTCCATAATGAAAGATTAATGTTCTGTTTAGAGCAGGTAGGTAAACAACAAAAACAAGTAATCTTGACGAAGATTATGCTGTTGTTTTTACTGATTTAATTAATAATTTATACCTAATGACAAAAGATACATAAGAATAGGTAGAAAATTGTAAAACATATTTGAAAATACTATTGAAATTAACTATTTAAAGGCTTTAGACGTTACGGTACGAGCAGGTTGAAATTCCTGTTGTAGCAGTCGTACTTCATAGTATATAATTTAAGTAAAATATGTGGTGGCAGCATAATATAATAGTCTAATCGATTGGAAACACTATTTATTTATGCCTAACAAAAATAGTAATATTTGTTTAGTAGTTGTTATGTGCGCATCTAACAACATTGTGCAGCGAGTTAATGACTTCGCAATAAAATTAATTAATCTTTAAAAACTATGAAATTATACACTATTGTAACTTGGAATAATATTCAAGAATTATTGGACTATGATTGGTTTGAATCTGAATGTCATTTAATAAATGATGAAGTAGGATTAGAAAAATACGGTTCATTCGCTTATTTTGTACCTATTGAAAGATTAAAAGAAAACTATTCTTCCTGTAGGTACGAACATAGAGGATAGAAAAATAGTTGCTGCACAACAGTATGCTTTAAAAGATGCAGATAAAAATGGTGTAGGTGCATTAACTCGTATTAAACTTGCATGGGAAGATGGGTTTGATACTTGTTTAAAATATAAAATTTCTAAAACTATTCTACCTGTAAAGGAGAAGATGTATACAAAAGAAAAAGTGATTGAATTAATTACTGATGCTATTAATTATGGAATAAATTATAATGGTAATTTATCTGATAAATGGATTGAACAAAATCTATAAACTTATTAACTAATCATGATATTGTAATGCTTTTTAATTATAACTAAAAAAGAAAAAGCATGAAACTCAAAGTTGTTTTTGGGATTGACCCAACAGGACATGATTTAGACATTACAGAAGAAATTAACATTCCTTCTGATATTTGTTTATTTTGTTGTCATGATTCAAGATTGCAAATTCAAAGACTTCATCAAGAAGTTAAAAAAGCTCTTGAATACAAAGGGTATGATTTAAGGTGGTATTTTTCACTACTTAAAGTTTATACTCTTTAAAAAACAAGCATTGCAATTGATTGATTAGTTAATTTTTTTTAAATAATCCAAGTAATTTAGTTGTAACAAGGTAAATAACATATTCTTACAATTATGAATATCATGTAATTACAACTATTTTACAAGGATTAAAACATTCTTTCTACACAACCATTGTAGTTTAGTATCTTATTTTGTAATAGTTTATGAGTATATAAATAAATAGTCAGAGTTGTAAGGTTAGCAAATAAACCCTTATAAAATAACATTAGTTGTTTTCCTAACTGTCCAAAAATGTATGTTGCAACCTTATATTCTATTACAATTTAAGATATTAAATTACTTGATTAATACACTTCCTGATGTCTTAATTGACTATAAAAAGCTATCAAGGAATTAATCAACCTTTTAAGGAATGGGTAGTTTGTAATATAGATAGGCTGAATCCCTGTTGAAATCAGCAATTAGATAAACTGATGTATTACAAACTATGTGTAGAAAGATTTTTTTAATTTCTTTTACTTAATTACTATTAAAACTCATTACTAAAACTTAAAAATATGCAATATATACAATTAGATAACTTCAATGGAAACTTAAACATCATTTGTAAAGATGATGGAAGTGGTGATATTTTGATATTTGACACACTTAAAGAAGCTGAAGATACTCTTGAAGAAAATTGTCAAGATAGTGTAATAATACCTCTTGATACAAATATTATAAATCTATGTAAACTTATGAGTGACTATATGTCAATGGCTACAGATGAAGGTATTGAAGACCCTGAATTAACTAAAGATTTAGATGAAATACTTCAATTAAAATCTTAAACAACATTATTTAATTACTATTAAACATAATTACTATTATGAAACAAGAAATAAAAATTTATGCTTTACCTACACAAAAAGCAACTATTGGTACAATAATGAAATGTATCAAGAAAATGTATATAGATGATAGTACAAAAGTAGGTACTTTTACAATTAACAAAAATTGGAAGGTAGCTGAAGATGGAGGTAATCGGTATTGGCAACCACATCATCTTTATGCCATAGTAAATGAAATTATTAAAAAAGGAGATTGGTTTATTACTGAGTTAGGTGGAGTAGAATATTTAGACCAGTGTGCAGGTGTATCAGGAAGAATAGTATTATCTAAAAATACAACTAATCATCCTTCTATTAATGAATGCAGAAAAGTGGTAGCAACAGACAATAAGTCTTTAGACTTTGAAGAAGCAACCAAAGATTATGAAGTTGGTTCAACAGGATTTATAAATTTTCAACAAAAAGATGTATTACCTCAAATATCTCCAGACTTTCAACAAGCGTGGGTAAGAGAAATAAATAATGGAACTCCTATTGTAGATGCTATGATGGATTTTGAGGATGATTTTGAAACAATAGAAGAAATAATGGAAGGAGAATATGAAAATGTAGTATATAAAGGACAACCTAAACTCAATCCTCAAGGATATGTTACTATTCTTCCTGTAAAGGAGAAGATGTATAGTAAAACTGAAATGATTACTTATGGTAAATTAGCTTTTGAGGTAGGTAGAAACTTTCAATTAACAGGAGAAAATAATCTTTCAGAAATTGAACAAAATCTATAAACTTATTAACTAATCATGATATTGTAATAAAGTAAAAAGCTCTGAACTGACCATTAGCTTGGAGGTTCTAAGTATAATAGAAAGCAGGTGAAGCTCCTGAAATTACAATTGATTGATTAGTTATTTATTAAACTCATAAAAAATATATTTTATAAACTAAATCAAATAAAATCAAATAAAAATGACAACAAAACAAACAAATTCATTAATAGGAAAATATGTAATTGTAAGAAGTAATCTTGCAGGTGTATTTTTTGGCATATTAACACATAAAGAAGGCGATGAATTAACTCTTTCTAAAGCAAGAAAATTTTATTATTTTTCGGGGGCAAATACAGTTGAAGATTTAGCTGCACAAGGGGCTTTAAATGTTGATAATTGTAAATTAACAACAGAAGTTGATACAATTGTTATTTCTAAATTTGAACAAATATTACCTTGTACTAAAAAATCTATTAATCAAAATAAATCTATACCAATATGGACATACAAAAAATAAATTCTTTTTTAGCAATACATACTATTGTCGGTAATGATAAGGGTAGTGGTTATGGTTATGGTTATGGTAATGGTTATGGTACTGGTACTGGTACTTGTTATGGTTATGGTTATGGTTATGGTAATGGTGACGGTGAAGGTAATGGTTATGGTACTGGTAATGGTGATGGTTATGGTAATGGTTATGGTGACGGTGAAGGTAATGGTTATGGTACTGGTAATGGTGATGGTGATGGTGTTGGTGATGGTGATGGTGATGGTAGTGGTTATGGTGATGGTATTAAATCATTTAATAACCAACCAGTAAACATTATAGACAAAACACAAACTATTATTACTTCTATTAAAAATAATATTGCCAAAGGATTTATCTTACAACCAGATTTATCCTTATTACCGTGTTATATAGCAAAAGGAGAAAATCAATTTGCTCATGGTAGTACTATTCATGAAGCTGTAGAGTCGCTACAAGAAAAATTATTAATTAAATTATCAATTGAACAACGTATTTTTAAATTTAAAGAAAAATTTTCTTCGTTAAAAAAAAAATACAAAGCGATAGATTATTTTAATTGGCATTATTTTTTAACAGGAAGTTGTAATATGGGTAGAATGTTATTTATTAATCAAAATAATATTAATCTTGAAAAAGATAAATTTACAGTATTAGAATTTATTGAAAAAACTAAAAATCAATATGGTTCTAATATAATTGATCAATTAAAACAATTTTATCCAATTAATTAAAATGTTAACAGCATTATGAGCAATTATTTGAAGTAATAATTGGGACATTTGAAATAATATAAAAGTAAATCTTATATTGTTGTTAATTTTAAATGATGAAGTAGGAATTAAAGAAAACATTATAATTTAAATAAAACAAAATGAAGATAGATTACAAAAAACATATATGGGAAGGTTGGACAATACAAGATTTTATAGACGAATTAGATATAACATTTGATCTCGTTAAAGATAATTTTAAAACGGAAGCAGACGTTAAAAAATGGGCTATGGAGAATCAACCGTACTATAAAAAATATATTCCAGAAGTGGTTCAGCATTTTTATAAAAAGTTAAAGATAAAATGATTGCAGAAGAAGAAATAATAAGAATAGAACAAAGTTTTAAAACTCGTTGTATTAATTTTAACATAAAATTTAAAAGTAAAAAATTTTATGAATTACAATGTGAGTTTTTTTGCGGTGTAATGATAGCTTTAAATACAACATTACCACGTTGGAGTATATGTATTATATCTAACAGAGAAATAATCAAATATTAATATGATTAGATGAACATAGATATAAAGATTATATATTAAAGAAGCTTTTCGATATGTCATCCTATAGAACAATACTAATTGATTTAAAAAATAAATTATGACAAAAAACTCATAAAAAACAATTTTAAACTTAGAAGATTTAATTCCTATTAAAAATCAAAAAAGAAATTCTTACGACAAAAGTACAGTTTCTTTAACTGTACAAGGTTTATATTTTAACAATAATTTTGTTGAAAAATATTTAATTAAACCAGAAGGATATTCTGTAATATTTTTGCACCCTAAACTAACTAATACTCTTATTGTTGGTTTTTATGCTGATAGTTCTGATTTACTTTCTCAACATAAAAGTATTGCAAAAAGGTATAAAGCAGCCAAAACTCGAATTATAATTTACAATAAAGAGATTATAAAATTGTTTGGAAAACAATCAAATATTTTTACAGAAACCGTAGAAATAGCTAATAAAATTTTCTTTTTATTAACAATGAAAAATAAAGAGTAATGTCAGACGAAAAAACACCTTTTAAATTAGTTTTTACACCTTTTACTTCTAAAAAATCAAAAGATTTAAAAGTTAATCCAAAAACTAAAAATTTTAATAAAAAAGTTGTTAAAAAACAGATAGAAAAAAAGCCTGTAATAAAAAGTGCAACGTACTTAGACGGTAATGTACATTTTATTACAGGCAAACTATCAGATATGCAACTAAACGAAGATATTAAGAAATTAATTGCAACTAACCAAATAACTTCTTTTGTAGATTCAGGTGGACACCTAAAAATAACTCTTAATAAAAACATTTTTATAAGAGTTGAAACAACTAAAACTTCTATAAAGTATAAAAAAGAAAAAATGTGTATTAATCTATAAGAGAGAAACGGGTTAACTCATTGATTCTCTAAGCTATTCATTTCCAAATTTTGCATAAACTTTTTGCAAATTTTGCATAAATCGGCTAATTTTATGACTGAAAATATGGAACAAAACATTGATGATTCTGGTTTTAAAGACTTTCCAAAGTACACTAAAAATCCTTTTTTAGAAAACTTAAAAGTTAAAACTAAAATTACTAAAATTGCAGATATAGCAGATGATGCTACAATTAAGACGGATAATTACGAATTTTCGGTTAAAAATTTAGTAGCCGGTAAAGAAAACGAGATTCAATCTTATGAATACGTTCAAATTGTTAATGGTGATTTAGACTTTTTAGCTGTTTCTAGCAAACATTGTTTAAAAATATTATTATATATTTTTAAAACATTAAAATTTAATAGCGATATAATTATTCTTCCTTCATCTATTTTTAAAATGCTAAAATTACCATCTCTTAGTAGTTTTTACTTAGGTACAAGAGAGCTTTTACAAGCAAATATAATAGCTAAAACTGATAATGCTAATGTTTATTATATAAACGTTAATATTATTTTTAAAGGAAATCGTTTAGCTCTTTTAAAAGAATCTATTAAACAAAACAAAAAATTAAAAGATTTAAAAGATGTTATTAGCTCTGAATAGTTTAAACGAAAGAATTGAACCAGAACCACAAATAATTGGAAAATGCTTATATTGTAATCATAAAGTTTTTAGTAAATGTGGTACAATTAAAACATGGCATTGGGCACATGAACAAAATATTGATTGTGTATCTAAAACTAAAGGCTCTCATTGGGCAAATACTTTGAAAAAATGTTTTAATCCTTCTTTTATTGAAAAAGAATATTTTGATAATGATGGAAATAGACAAATTGGAGATATTATAAATAGTAAACATAACATCTTTGAATTACAATTTGAAAAAATTAGCTTTAAAACAGCTATTGAAATAGGTAAAAGAAGTAAAGATTTAATTTGGATAGTTTTTGGTTATAAATACAAATTTGAAGTTACTGATTGGAATTACAGAGGATGGCAACCATATACATGGCAAAATCCACATAAACTTTGGAACTATTTATATAAAAATATAGTAATAGATATTAAAGATTATTTAGTGATTTTAAATCATTCTACGAATAAAGGAAAATGTTATATTTTAACTAAAGTAGAATTTCTTCAAATTTACAACAAATAAAAATTTGGTTTGTCGGTTAAAACTTTGTGCAAAGAATTTACGCCCATTCCGGGAGTTATACTTTATGGTATAATGTAATTTATACTGGGATAAATTGTATGTGGGTGAGTAACTTATATACGAGAGTTAAAAACTCTCTTAATCGGCAAACCTTAAATATTTAAAGATGAAAAATTATAAATCAAGATATTTAAAAACGCAAACATGTAGTTTTACAGACTATCTTTTAAATATACTTTTTCTTGTTGAAATTACAGAGCCTCTTTACTCTATTTTGATTAAAGACAATGAAGAAAAAACAGACGAAGAAATTCTTCAAATGTATGATTATATGTGCTATTTAATAGAACAAATAAGAAAACAACAAATAAGTATAAATTATGAACAAAATTAGTAATACGAAACATTTTAATAATTGGTATTCTCGACTAAAAATTGTTAAACCACCTTTAGTTACTTTTGGAACATTAAGTATTCATTTTCAAATAGGAATTTATTTAGCCTATTTTGAAGAATATGGATTTCTATTAGTAGCTAATGATTTAGGTTATAAAATATTTAAAATTATAAAAGATAGACTTTTAATACACGAAGATTTTAATAATAATAAGAATTTAATAATAAATTATACTCTTGGTATAGATTTTTTATTAAAATATATACAAAAAAATGTTGAAACCCCTTTCTAATATTCCTACAATTGTTCTAACAGAAGAACAAGAAAATGTAGTACAAACACTTTTAAAATGGATAAATAGTACTCCCGAAGATCCAGAAGATTATTTATATACTTTTCTTGGTTCAGCTGGTACAGGAAAATCTACTACATTAGGCTTTTTATTACAAAGCTTACC